TCTTTATTTTGAATACATCGAGGGCGAACCTCTCGAAGAATGGATGAAAAGGGGTCAATCACCCGAAGCTTATCGTCGAGTGATTTCTCAACTCATCACAAACTTGAAAAGAATTCGTGAAAAGTATCCAAAGTTTAGACACCACGATCTTCATTGGAACAACATTCTCGTATTGAAGGGTAACAAACCCATCATGATTGATTTTGGTATGTCCACGATCGAAGGTATTAGAAACCCAAATGTCACGAGTGGCGAGTTTAAGAAATCTGGTATTTACTCTGGATCGCATCAAATGTACGACGCACACTACATTTTTAACATCATATACAATTACACAAAATCCGTGCCGGTGCGTCATTTCATGGAAGACCTCTTTTCACGACAATATCTTCTTAGATCCTCGCTCGTTACCAAAGATTTCCGTCTCCGTCCTATAAAACACACGGGTCTTCCAACATATGACCAAATCTTGAAACACCCATTCCTTCAAGCTAAGAAGAAGATCATCATTCTCAGAAAGATTATCCCAAAAAAGACTGTGGCACCCAAACCCAAAACACCCGCGAAACCTGCCACCATGAGCGCCATTCGTCGTGCGAGGGCTGTTCTTCAAAAGGAAGCTGAAAAGAAGAAGCTTCCACCAAAGAGACCCGGTATTGCCATGAAACCGAAAACACCAAAGCCAAAAATATTCATCAACAAGAATGGTGATCTCAAAATCGATAGGCGCAAGTGTCGTCTCTACAAGAAGGAAGAATTAGTCAAAATGTTCAAATTAGATTCAAACTTAACCAAAGAACACATGTGTAAGCTCATAAAAAATATGTAATGGTATAGTATAACTATGTACGCGTTCGTGATATTATTCATTGTCGCGCTTTATTTATTGTCTCGACTGCCTACGCGTATTCCGAGGGGTAAACCCTGGACTATTTACGGGACCATGGGATGTGGATGGACTCGTAAACAGTTGGACTATATGCGAAGAACTGGTAAGCCCTTCGTGTTCGTCGACTGCGACAAAAAAGAGTGCAGTAGTGATATTGACGCGTTTCCTATGCTCGTCAGCCCCGAAGGTGTGCGTCACAAGGGCTATAAAGAGATTTAAATACCGCGAACAGCTGCGATGGACACGGACAACACAAACGCATCGAAGAGTGTGCTGATCGGCTTGAGCACGGTGATGTGCTTCGCGAGGGAGCGATTCCAGAACACTCGAAGAAGGAAGGTTCCGATCAAGATATTGAGGAGGAACACGAGCGCTTCTGTGATCATATCCGACTTGTTTTCAGCCTTAACGATTTCCTTGAACATTTTACTATGTAACTATATTTTTTTCTGAGTCAACTGTATATGGCACCGCTTCCCTTGAGTGGCTCCGAAAGAAAATTTACAAATAGACGTTGGGGCACGTCAACTGGAATAGGTAATAATAATTGTTATGCGTACGCTGTGGGTGACTACGAAGCGTATAGGTTTCAAAAATCTATTCCTGGTGATAGATCGGGTATGTCAAACGCACCTCATAACTACACACACTGTAAGAGTCTTCCTCAACGCGTCGTTTCGGACAACCCAAAGAAAGTATACAAGATAGATGGCAATAAGAAGTGCAAGAAGGGGTATTACAAGGTCATGATGTTCGTGTGTCCTGGACGTCCCACGAATTATATTCGACAAGGTGATTTTCACTTCTATGTGCAACACGGTGTCATTGAATATAAAGTCAAGGATGGAGATACCGTCGCGCGCATCGCGAAGTTCTTCAAGGTTCCCGAATCAAGAATCAAAAGTGCGGGAAAACTTCAAACGGGTAAACCCATTGTTTTCAAAGCGAACGTCTTCAGTCACAAGCGTGGTTGGGCTACGGGTCCACTTCTGACTGATGCGAAAGGAAAATCTATCGTCGATCCCAGAAAAGCGTCTAGAAACTATCCTGGATTAAATTACAGTAAATATTGTAGTTCATTCTGCGTCCGTGATCGAGGTATCAAAGTCGGTAAGACTCACCCCAAGGTCGCTCAGCAAGCTGTTAAGATCTAGTGTATTTTCTACGTCAAATGAAATATCAAATAAATCCATCACGTTAAATACAATATCCTCGTTTAACGTCGTGCTATTTGATGTAGATGTGTAATTGTTATGTATCGAAAGAGTCACCTTAAATTGTGAAACGTCGAACACTTTTCTACATAATGGACAGGTATTCTTACCTTTATCCTTCCAATCTTCTAGGCACTTTGAATGAAATATATGTCCACATCGAATAGGTGGATTTAATCTCGATGATCTCACCTGATTAAGACATATAGAACACGTGCTCATCCTAGAGTACGAAACTAATCTTTTTTATCATATTTTACTCACAGAGGCTTGTCACACGTCGAGCAACGATCATTGCTATCCTGCGTCGACTGATATTTGTCGATCAAGCCCGGACCACTCTTTTGAAGGAGTTGACGGTACGCGTAGTTATCAACGAACGGAACCTTGTTTGTTTCCATAATCTTATTATTGAGCAATTGCGAAGACGTGTTGATGGTGAAGCATCGCCCGTCGGCCATACCAAGTCGCTGAGACATATTGTTAATATTACATTAGAAATTTATTGGCCTGTTCTCGATCGTGCGTAACCACGAGTGAAATCCATTTTCCCTGATTCTCGGGATGAGAGATTCACATTTGTAGCCAAGGAAAACATCAAAGTTTTCCTTTTCTACCGTCTGCGATACTCGAATCGCTGGATTTTCGTTGATGTGTTGATTGATGATATTGTATGCAAAAACAATCTCTTTGAGTGTTTCTGCACCGGTTATAATAATCTTACCCGTCGAAAAGATGCTCGTCGTGATCTCCTTCATCTCTTCGGCTGGTTTAAACTTGATCTTGACGGCTGAATATCTGTCTGGTTCAAATGAAACTTTAAAGAGACCGTCGTGTTTTTCAAAATGATTTGCCACCATCATGAGATTGATGTTATAGTTCAAACTGAAATTGGAATTGATCATCACGATTCTGAAAGTTTCTGGTGACACCTCCCGCTTCATATTGAGACACACTTTCATGATGTATGTCAATTGTGTGATGATTCTCTTGCAATCAAACAAATCTGAGCACCCAGCCACCTGAATGCTTCCATTCGGGAATACTTTGATGGATTTAGTACTGTACACATCTTCATATGTCAATGTGATCTGATTGAAAAAGGTTGTGGGTTTGAGTTTCCATTCAAATCCACCGAATTTTGAACCACTGCGCCGAAGCCTGATTGAACCAAGTTTTTCAAAAGCGGTGCGTAGTTTTTTGATATCAATCTCTTCGATAAAATTAGAGATCATCGTGATAGTCGTAATCTTTATCCAAGAGGGTTTCGTCTCTTCCGGCATCTTACTTCTAAACTCATCGAGCGTGAGAAGATATGAGAAGGTATTGTTGGCTATCGCCGCGTATTTCATGATTAAGTTTAAATTTCAAAGGATCGACACACACTTAGGCGTTTATAAATAATGGTTTAGAGAAAAGAGTGGTTTTCCACCTAGAGAAAGTGATGAGTTCGTTCTTAAAGAGAGCACTCGTCGTGCACGATATAGAATCTGATCTCTCTTATGTTGAAATCAACTACTTGAAATATGTCCCGGGACGTGGGTATATTGATTTCGTCGATTATTTGAACACAACGGCTCGCGGTGACTGGACGGAACTTGTATCACGAAAACAGTCGATCCAATATGAAAATTTTCTCGAAACGATGGTTGAACCGACGAGGGAAACGCGTGTCAAAATGGCGACGATTGCGTTAGAGAATATTCTCCATGGAATCGTGGACATAAAAACATATATTCGAGTCATGAATACTGTGAAGATACTCGATCCATCATTCACACCTCCGTTCATCAACAAGAAAATCGCTTGGCAACGCAAGGTGGCTGAAGATTTTTGCAAAGAAACACTAGTGGATGTCATAGAGCGCACCGCGTCTTTGAAAAAACTTCAACGCTTATTTAACGTCTTAAAATTAATAGAATTGCGATGATCAATATAATGAAGATCAAAACATATCTAAAATCAAATCGGAACCCTCGTCGTTTCCGCCCATTTGGATTACCACGTCGCTCGACGGTGAATCCATAGTCAATATTTCGTTGCGGATAAAGAGGTCGCGCGTCGGCACAATTCGCTTTAGGGGGTGCGCACAATTCGTTCGTGCGCCACCCACCCGTGCGTGCATAATCACAATACGGACTCTTTTCATCCTGAGTCTCCATACCGGACTTTTCTTTGACGAGGTTCCTGTCGGCAAAATCACCGAGCTGACGGACACCACCCGGCAAAGAAAAATCGCGAGACACGAACGGATTGACATCGTTTATCGCATCCTGATCGCAAAGCATATACTTGCTCATATTTAATAGTACATTACATTTTATATTTTTTGGTCTTAACTTTGTGCTTGTGCTCATCCCACATCTTATCGAGATCTACATCAAGCATGTGCGCGAGTTGAAAGAGGTAACTAAAAACATCTCCCATTTCCATCATGACGTCTGTTCCTCTGTCCTTCTTGAGATTTGTCTTCTTGTATGTTTTCTTCTGTTGCCTGATCGCTGACGCGAGTTCGCCCACCTCTTCTGTGAGCAGGAGCCACACGGTGTCCACGGCGGCACGATCCCATCCTTTAGATTTACAGACCTTTTCGGTTTCATCCTTGTAATAATTCAGGCTCATCTTACTAATTCCTGGAGTAAAAACTTTAAATATTTATAAATAACAAATGGAACTGAATAACATCGATCGTATGTCGATCGCCTCTATCGCATCTTTAATCGTTATCATCACGATCATGATTCGTCTTCGTGTTCAGGCGGAAAAGTCTCGAAAAATGGCGATGTAAATAATAGCTACATAGAGTATAATGGATTACTTACCAGTGCATCTGTATAAGAGTATCAAAAAATTGCAGGACGTGCACGATTTTTTAATACAGAATTACGATGAGCGCGATGCGTCGATTTCTAAAATGAAGCGTCTTATCGACGTAAGTATCAAGCGTATCCGTGATCTCAATAAGATTTCACCGAACGCATCCGCGGTGATCGATTCGATGGATCCATCGAACATAATACATTTATCACTTCACCTGTATAATTTACAATCCTATCTTTGCACTTAAATCAATCTTCTTACCGTATGTACTCGTATTAATCGGTTGCGCAAGCGGTACACTTAACGTATCGATATCGCGAACGTATCCCATGTACTGAGACACTCCACTTTGAATTTGTGACATCGCCGTTTGAATAACACGTGCATTCATTTCCTTGACTTGTTCATTCACTTTTTCAAAATGGTTACCCGAGTTGTTAATAAAAACAACACGCATGATACCATACAAATCATCCTTGTTTTGGTAATCGATTGCGATTCCAGTTTTATTCTTAAATTCCTGTCTGACCGCCCGCTGGAGAATATTGGTATTGAACTCAGAAAAGAAGAGTGTGTTCAGTGGAGTCTGACATTGCTTCAGGGAATTAAGATGAAGTTCGTCACACATTTAATATAACGCTGGAAAAAAAACTGTTGGTAGATATTAAATATGTTTGTGCTCGCTGACTTTGATGCGACATATAGTACGAAGCCTGATAACAAGGAGCGTGTCCCGGACAAAAGCGCCGAGCCCTTCATTGGATCTTATGCACCGATTTCCAAACCTGGGGAAGAAGGTCCGTTTAATGTGAACACGTATCTTCTCCAGCCGAATAGAAAGGTTGAAATTGCTGGTCCGGTTCGCGTTAGAAGTACTGATATCACGTGTCGTCGTAAATAAGTTAAAAATAAAACAACTAGAGTAATTATAAGAATGAGAGTCGTGAAACGCTCAGGTCGTATTGAGGATATGAAATTTGATAATGTCACCAATAGGATCAAGAATTTAACATACGGACTCTCCGAAAAATGTGACTCTTCAAAGGTTGCGCAGCAAGTATTCTCCTCTATGTATGACGGGATTTCTGCCCAAGAAATAGATACACTTTCCGCTGAAATTTGTATTGGAATGATCACGTCAGACCCCGATTACGAGGTATTGGCGACTCGAATCATCGCGAGTAATATTCAAAAAGTGTGTCCAAACAATTTTCACGTCGCGATGAAAAAGCTTGCAAAAGCGGGTATCGTGACGGATAATGTCGCGAGAATAGCCGGACGCGTGCGTGACGATATCGTCACAAAACGGGATTACGATTTTGGTTATTTTGGTTTGAAAACACTCGAGAAGTCATATTTACAGAGACTTGACGGTGTCTTGATGGAGACACCTCAATACATGTTCATGCGCGTGTCGATCGGTATTCACGGTGACGATATTCCGTCTGTTCTGGAGACCTACGACAAGATGTCACAAGGCTTCTTCATTCACGCAACACCAACCCTCTTCAACGCTGGTACACCGAGACCCCAAATGTCCAGTTGTTTTCTCATCGCAAACAAGGAAGACTCCATCAATGGCATTTACGGCACTCTTACCGAGTGTGCGCAAATCTCAAAATGGGCTGGGGGTATCGGGATGCACATCCATGACGTCAGGGCCAATAAGTCTCGTATTAGAGGTACAAATGGTCAATCAGATGGTATTATTCCCATGCTTCGCGTATTTAACGCCACAGCGCGCTATGTAAATCAAGCTGGGCGTCGCAAGGGATCTATCGCGGTCTATCTCGAGCCATGGCACGCGGATATCATGGATTTCTTGGAGTTGCGTCTCAACCAAGGTGATGAGGAGGCGCGTTGCCGCGATCTCTTCTCGGCTTTGTGGATTCCGGATCTTTTCATGAAGAGAGTCGAAGAAGGTGGACAGTGGTCTCTGTTTTGTCCGGACAAGGCACCCGGTCTCTCTGACGCCGTCGGTGACGAGTTTGAAGCTCTCTACACAAAGTACGAGGAAGAGGGTCGGGCGACCGCGACCGTGCCAGCCGCTGAAGTGTGGAAATCCATCATCAGGTCTCAAACCGAGACTGGTACACCATATATGTTGTACAAGGATGCGTGCAACAAAAAGAGTAATCAAAAGAATTTGGGTACGATCAAGAGTTCCAACCTCTGTACAGAAATCTTGGAATTTACAGACAAAGATGAGACGGCTGTGTGTAACCTCGCATCAATCGCTCTCCCCAAGTATGTGGATCCAGAGACAAAGACATTTGATTACGACAAACTCCACGAAGTTACGAAAACTGTCACCAAAAACCTAAACAGAGTTATTGACAACAATTTTTACCCCGTTGAGACTGCTCGCAAATCTAATATGAGACACCGTCCAATTGGTCTCGGTGTCCAAGGTCTCGCGGATGTATTCATTCTTTGTCGCCACGCATTTGATTCCGATGAAGCGAAGGAAATCAACGCGCGTATATTTGAGACAATGTATCACGCCGCTCTTGAGGCGAGTTCAGAGTTGGCTGAGGTTGATGGTTCGTATGAAACCTTTGAGGGTTCCCCGGCGTCTCAGGGCATTCTTCAGTTTGATATGTGGGAAGGTGAGACCAAGCTTCACTACGACTGGGACGCTCTCAAGGAACGCATCAAGGAGAAGGGTCTCCGTAACAGTCTCCTCATGGCTCCAATGCCAACCGCTTCTACTGCCCAAATCTTGGGTAATAATGAATGCTTTGAACCCTACACGACGAACATCTATCTGAGAAGAACCCTCGCGGGAGAATTTGTGGTCGTAAACCGACATCTCGTAGACGATCTCAAAGAGATTGGTCTCTGGTCCAAGGAAATGAAGGATCTCATGGTGAAGGCGGGTGGTTCCATTCAAAATATTGTGGACATTCCCGATGAAATTAAAAACTTGTACCGAACGGTTTGGGAAATTAAAATGAAGGACGTCATCGACATGGCGGCCGATCGCGGTCGGTTTATTGATCAAAGTCAAAGTATGAATCTCTTCATGGAAAGTCCAACCACGTCCAAACTCTCCTCCATGCACATGTATGCATGGAAGAAGGGACTCAAGACGGGGATGTATTATCTTCGATCTAAGGCTAAAGCTCGCCCAATTCAATTCAGTCTAGAACCTGAGTGTGTGGCGTGTTCAGCTTAAAGTTTACACGTGTTTCTAATGTACTAATGGCAAAGTTTGTTGACGCGTTAGATATTCTTGAAATTGCCAACTACAATAATAGAAAGATTGTATTGTCAACCAAGGATGGTAAACCACTGAGAATCACAACGCCCCGAATGTACATGCCTTTCGGGGTGTCTGGATTTACACCGGAAGTCGGTCAAACGAAATACAACATTGATTTTTCAATGAAAGGACACGACGAAGATGGCAATTATGTTGAAAAGTTTTATCAGACACTGCGCGCGATTGAAGATAAAATCATTGAAAGTGTTTCTGAACAGAGTGACATTATATTTGGAAAGATGATGACTAAAGATGAACTCGCACCAATGTTTAACTCGAATATCAAAGAATCACCCGACCGTGAACCGAAATTTCGTGTAAAGGTTGACACGACGATTGACGGTGATATCAAGGCTTCGGTGTGTGACCCGGAAAAGAATGTACTCAATGATACCGCTGAAAACGGACTCTATGCAAGGAATACAGGACTCGCTATTGTTGAACTCAATAGTGTGTATTTCTTGAATAGGAAGTTTGGTATCACATGGAAATTGTACAATTTAATGGTTTTTGAACCACAAAGACTCAAAGGATTTCAATTCGTTGTTTAGTTAATGCGCGCGACATTGTTCGTCGGACGAATATTGCTCGGCACAGTCTTGACGTTCATCGAGTTAATACCGACAACCGGGGCGTTCGGACCGTTCTTGATCGCACCCACAACCGGCGCGTAGTTCTTCTTGCCGTTGGCACCGTTAGAGAACACAGCACCGTTGTTGGTCTTGTAAATACGGTGCGAGTTGTTGTCGAGGTACGGGGTCGGGGCAACCGCCGGAGCGTTCTTACCCTGACGCATCTTGTCGTAGGTCGTGCGAGCCTTGTTGGCCGCGGCCATACCAAAGCTCTTCATACCAGCACCGACGGCGCGAGCCTTGTTCGCGACGACCGGGGCAACACGAGCGTACGTCGCCTTCGCGGCGTTACGTGTACGAGAAGCAGCATTCTTGATTCGGTTAAACATTGTATATATTATGAAAAGAAATTTAATCAGCGAGTAGAAGCAGGTGATAAATCTTTTGCGCTTCCTTGAGCAACTTCCCCTGTATTTTAACAAAGGTGTTTGGGTTCATTCTCAATTGAATCTTTGCTAAACGAACAGACTCATCCCACTTTGCGAGTGTCATTTACTATAACTCGAGAAATTACTTTCTTTCCTTTTCCATCTTCTTTATCTTCTTCTCATAAGCCTTGGTCCCTTGCTTCGGCTGGAGGGCAAACTTACCCTTCTTCGGCTTGAAGACCTTGACCATCGCACCCTTACCTTCCGACTTCATGCGCGCGATCGCGGCATCGTGGGCAGCCTTACTCTTGATGCGACCATCCTTCGGATCCAACATGAGATCCTTCTTCACAAGACCACCCGAGGTCCTTTCAGCGGTTCCGTGGAAAACTTCAGCGCGGCTTCCTATAGTAGACATTGTAATATATACTACGCTCTGAAAATTTTCTTGATGTCCAGAATTGAGATTTTATCGCACGTCCGTTTTACTGGAATTTGTGTTTGGAGTCTTTCATCATTGAGAACTTGCGAACACACGACGGATTTGTGTCCTTGTAACGCCATCATCTCTTCCTCGACACTGATAAACTCATCCGTCTCTTTGTATAGTAATTTTTTCACGTATACAGGTCTAGTCTGACCCGTTCGATGTGCTCGACCAATCGCCTGAAGTTCGGTGGCTGGATTCCATGCTGGAGCCGTGATGTACACACGCGTTGCTTCTTGGAGATTGAGACCCTGTCCCCCTGATTTGATCTGGATGATAAACACAGCGCCCGGTGGAGCCGTACGAAACGATTCAACTTCGTGTTGACGAACCGCATTTGAACACGATCCGTCAATTCTAAACGTGGTGTACCCCATGTCCGTGAGCGTTTCCTGAATCAGATTCATCTCACCCATGAATTGACAAAACACGAGCGTTTTTTCATCCGGGTGGGCACGAATCATTCGAAAGAGTGTTTCCATTTTGTTTGAACGGCCAACCCATCGCTCGGGTTCTGTATCATTTTTACGCGCAACGCCGTCGAGATACATCTGCGGCCAAATCATGCACTGACGCGCTCTGAGTAAACACTCTAGAATTGCCATATTTTTTGCACTAATGTTCAATGAAGAACTAAATATATCTTTGATTGTATCTTGTGCATCTTTAAACACAAACTCATAGAGGTTACGTTCGTCTGGAAACATATCCAATTCCACATTTTCAAACGTACACGGGGGAAGTTCGAGTTTCTTATCGATCTTTGCGAGATCATCTTTCGTTCGTCGAAGAATGTATATGTCCTTGATTTTAGTCGTCATGCCTTGCACGAGTGTCTTTTCGATACCAATAAATTCACACAGAGATACGAAATCATTCATAGAATTGAATACGGGTGTACCCGTGACGATCCAACGAATATCAGATCGAAGTGCTCGAACACTCTTAAAAGTTTTCGATGATCTGTTTCGTATTTCGTGTGCTTCGTCGAGCACGATACGATCCCACGTCATTCTGTGGAGTGGGCCGATGTTCATGATTAATGAATACGAACACACGACAATGTCATATTGATACATATCAGAACCGTTATAAATACCAACGGACAGTGTCGGTGCGAACTTCTTTATCTCTTGAACCCACTGCGTTATAATAGATTTGGGTACAACGATGAGCGTGCGTCTCTTCTCGTTTCCAAGAATCGTCGAGACGACTT